TCACTTTCGTTGATGTCGCGCCTTCCGCGAGCGCCGCTCGCTATTTGTGAGCACGCTGAACCCGTCCAGCGCGGCGGCGAGATCATCGTCCAGGACATGCGCGTACCGGCTCGTCGTCTCGACGGTGGTATGCCCGAGCAAGCGGGACACCAGCTTGATATTCCCGGTCTGCCTCAGAAGCCGGGTCGCGAAGGTGTGCCGCAGGTCGTGAAAACGGAAGTCGTCGATCCCTGCAGCTGCCAGGGCCGCCCTGAAATCGTTGAACACATGGCTGTTCTGGCGGATGCGTCGGCGTGGCTTCTTCTTCGACGAATGGTCGAGATAGGTGAAGACGAAGGGTCGATCGGCGGCCTGGTCCGAGCGAGGCAGGGTGGTGAGCAGGGCGCGGATCTCGGGGCTTATCGGGAAGCGCATAGTGCGGGCGCCCTTTAACCGGAACACCATGCGGCCGGTGTCTAGGTCAATATCCGACCAGCGCAGCTCGATGATCGTCGACAGCCGGGCGCCCGTCATCAGGGCGAATTTCACCAGGGGATGAAGATCCAGACGCAGGTGTTGCAGCAGGCGTTCCTGCTCTGCCAGCTGCAGCTCGCGCACCCGCTCCTCGGGCTCGGCGCGCTGCAGGGCTTTGATGTCGATGGCCGGCATCGTGGCGCCGTGGATCTTCTCCATGTGCCGCAGGGCTCTGCCCAGGGCCTGCAGCTGGCGGTTGACCGTCGAGTCCGAGACCTCGGCCCGGCGCACCGCGACGAAGCGCATCAGGTCTGCGTTGGTCAGGTCGGCCATCGGCCGCGACCCGTCCAGCACCGCCAGGATGGCCCGAAACTGGCTCAGGGTGGTCCCGGCCGAGGGCTGGCCGTTTGTGACGTCGGCCGCGTAGGTGCCGAGGGCCTCGGACAGGGTGAAGCGCCCGGTGACGGCTGGCGCCGAGCGCGCTTTGACCCGCGCGGCGGCCTCTACCGCTTTCGCTTCTTCGAAGTCATCTGTGCCGCAGCTGCCGTGAAATCGACGACCCCGGATTTGGAAGTCGTAGTGCCAGTTGCGCGTGCCTTTCGGGCGGTATGGCATGTTTGCCCCTCGATGAACCGAGTGAGGTCGTCGAGCCTATAGCGGATCGTGCCGCTGGTCAGCATGACGAAGGAAAGGCCGCGGTTGCGCATCCGGCGCAGCGTCTTGGTTGAGACGCGGAGAATGCCGGCGGCCTCGTCGGGTGTCAGCAGCTCGGGTGCTGTGCGTGTGGTCATGGTCGGTTATCCAGGACTGTGGCCCGAGCAATGGGGTGGTCTTTGCCCGAAGGCGGCGACTGGGACATGGGAACCTCTGCGGATGAAAGGGCCCCGGCGGCGGGACGGTGGCCGCCGGGGCAGGTGCGCGCCGGAGAGGCGTCAACGGCGCGGGCGGGATCAGACGGGGCGGCCGAGGTCGCGCAGGAAGCGGCGGGCGCGGCCCTGGTCGAAGGCGGTGCCGAGTTCGATCATGATGCGGGCGGCGTCGGCCCGGGTGTCGGCACCGGCCGAATGGTCCTCGAACTGCTGACGGGCGGCGACTAGCTGGCCCGCGCGGGGCATGAGGGCGAGGGCGCCATGCGCGGTGGCGTTCATGCGGCATGCCCCGGCAGCAGGGCCGCGCCGTCGGCCTCGGCGTCGCGGTAGAGGGCCGGGTTGTCGACGGGCCCCCGGGGAAGGGCGGTGCGCGCGGCGATCACCTGGGCGAGGTTGCCGATGGTGAAGATCCCCTCGGCCGTCGCGTCGTCGATGTCGCAGCCGAGGTCTTCCTCGATCGCGAGCACCAGCCGCCATTTGTCCTGGCTGTCGATCTGCAGGTCGATCAGCATCGTATCGGCGGCCAGGAAGCACCCCTCCAGGCGGGGAAACACTTCGGCGATCAGGTCGGACGCGTGGGCAAGATCGGCATTCATCACGCGACCCCCCGGCAGGTGCGGAAGGGGAAGTTCCGCTGACGGCGCTCACGCAGGCGGGCGCGCCAGGCGATCCAGCGGCGGCGGGCGACGGGATCGGCGACGATGGCGGGGAGGGGGTTGGGCATGGCGGGGCTCCATCGTTGGGCCGCGATCTGCCCGGGGTGGGCGTCTTCGGCGGCGGGGCTCGATGAAGGAAATGTGCGCATAGTGCGGACGTTATGTCAACGCAATTTGCGTTCAATTGCGGACATCAGATCTGTTCGCATCGCGAATCGTCTGCTGCCCTGCCTGGGTCAGCGTCGTGGTGGCGCGCATGAAAAAGCCCCGCGCAGGGCGGGGCTTTCGTCGTTCAACGGTGCGGATCACTCTGCCGGGGTCGCGGCAGCTTTATCCCGAGCAAGCTCTTGCAGCTTCTTCTCAAGACGCCCGGCCTCCCAGCGAGACTGGAAGACAGAGAGGATGGCGAAGATCAGAAGCACGAGCGGGACGAGGAATTCAAACCAAGTCATGACTTCTTCTCCTTCCGAAGGTTGCCCAGATTATAGACCGCAACGGCATGAAAGGCCAGTCCCGCTGCAATCCAGTAGACCCAAGACGGCATGAACTGGAGCCAGTCCGGCACCAACATGCCGAGAAAGCCTTGGTCAGGATCATCGGGGACTACCCTCATTCCAGCGGCCTCCCAAGCCCTGATCAGATCTGCGGTCTGCTGAATAATATCTGCATACTGACGTGGATCTTCCGTTAACGGCTCGTTCCAGAAAGATATGGTGCCTTCTGCCAGCGGTCTCAAGAATCCGAAGCCGATCAGACCAATCCCCACCGTGTTGAAGAAGCTGGTTCGCAGCTTCACGCGCTCGTTGTGTTTGGCGATCCAATCCAGTTCCGTCTGCGACTTCACACTGTTACCCCTTACCTCCGCTCGGCGCGGGCGGTCAAAGCTCACCTGCCCGAATCCGGCCCTCGACACTGCGAACCGCGGCGCTGGTCTCGATGCTCTCCTCGTTAAGCACCTGCAGCGTCAGGTTCGCTCGCTCAATCTCGCCTTCCGTCTTGCTCAATTTCTGCTGCAGTTCCTGGATGGCTGCAAGGATGCGGCGATCTCGGAAGGCCCTTGCTGCATAGTCCAAAGCGAATCCCGCCCCCAGTAGGGCATAGTACCATCTGGGTAGCGAAAACTGCTCTATCAGGATCGCTGCAACAACGACGGAGAGGATCAAACCTTCCCTCCCCTCCAAATCACTCGACCAACGACCTCGATGTCCTGCAGCGACTTCTCGACCGACGGATAAACGTTCCGGTTGTCCGAGATGATCGTTACAAAACCGCGCTGCGACGCCCGGCCGATCCGCTTCACCAGGAGCGCATCGCCGCCGTCACGGATGACGAAAAGCCCGTCATAGGACAAGTCGCGCTTACTGATGTCGAGCATCACCACGTCATCGTCGGCCAGCGTGGGCAGCATCGAGTCGCCCTTCACCGAGATGATCTTCAGGTCGCGAGGATTGGCGCTGGTGAGGCGCGCGAGGTATCCGGGCGGGAAGGCCAGCTGCGCCACCGCTTGCTCGTCGTGAACCACGACGCCATTCCCTGCGCTGGCCTGCACGTCGTAGACATTAACTAGATCCGCCACTGTCTGCTCTGCGACGGGAATCGGCAGGCCGGTGAGCCGAAACACATCTCCAGCTGGGATGCCCTCCGGTGCAAGCGCTGCTGCAAGCTCTCTTGCGAATGCCACTGGCAATGGGCCGCCTTTGAAGCGATCCGGGCTCTCGTAATGAGAATAGCCGGATGAAGACTTGCCCATCCGTGTGGCCAGCTTGCGGACCGAGAGTCCGGCCCGCTCCCTGAGCGCCTTTACCTGCGCGGTGATGTCGTCTGCGTCATTCATGTCCGCATATTGCACATCCCGGCCGTCCGCGTCCGTCCGCATTTCGCGCTTGAGAATTGCTCGAAAGTGTGCGCTAAATGCGCACATGGGACATATTTCGCAGATCATAGAGAAGTTCGGGGGCGTTCGCCCCATGGCGGCAGCACTCGGCAAGCCGAAGTCCACGGTCCACAGCTGGTCGGTTCGCGGGTCGGTGCCCGACGATGCCAAGGCGGAAATCATCGCCAAGTCCGACGAACTCGGGTTTGGCGTCGAACTGGCTGATTTCTACCCAGCTCTCCGCCCCAGTTCCTAATCCCCTCATCACCGACTCCTTTCCCTGACCGTGCGCCTTTCCTCGCCGACCGTCACGCGAAACCCTTCGCCCGCTTTTCACAGGACCCGCCTATGACCCGCGCCACGATTCCCGGAACCATCCAAGAGGCTGTGCAGGCCTGCTACGACGCCTATGGCGACCAGAAGGACATCGCTCTGGATCTGGGCATCGCCGGGTCGTCCGTGTCCTACGGGACCGAGGTGCAGGAGATCCGGCCGGGCGGGCTGGGGGTGAATTACCTCGACCGGCTGGCGCGCATGAAAGCGGCCTCTGCCGTGCCCATCGCGCGCCATTTTGCGGCGCTGGCGGGCGGGGTGTTCCAGCCGGTCGCGGTCGACGGGGCCCTGGCGGCCGATGTCCACCAGCTGACGCGCGAGTTCTCGGACGTGCTGGCGCTGCACGCTGACGCTCATTCCGCCCGCTCACGGGATCCCGGCGACTACACGCCGCACGAGGCCCGCCAGCAGATCCGCGAGATCGACGAAATGGTCACTGCGGCGATGCTGTTTCGGGCGCAGCTGATGGCCAGGGCGGAAGGGCAGGGTGGCGCGGTCGCCGCTGTCCCGATCCGCGGTTCGGCCCGGTGATGAACGCCGTTTTGCTTTCCTCGGGTTGGGAGCCGGGAACCCGAGCGCGGCGGGGTCTCCGCGCATCCCTGTTGGACTGCCCCGGCGGCGCTGCTGCCGCCGGGGGCTTTTTGTCGGCCGGTGATCCGGGTCATTGGGGGCTGGCATGAGCACGTCGCGCAAGGCTGGAACCGCGCCCCTGCGGGTGCCTCAAGAAGCGCGGATCGACTGGAAGCCGGTCCTCAATCCTCGGGGTCCCTGGTCGGCCCTGGTCACCGCCGGGTCGGGGCCTGAGCGCGTCGCGAAACACGCGGCCGGGCTGGTCTATGTCTCGGCGCCGTACCTGGAGAAAGTCCAGATCCGCGGCGCCTGGCGGTTCGAGCGGTCAGTGGGGTGCTCGACCGAAGCCTCCCGCGAACGGCTGCGGCTGGCGGCCTGCGGCGTCACGACCGTCTGTCCGGCGGTGGATATGGCCGAAATGGCCCATGCCCGTGAGGCGCTGCACCGGGAGGATGAAGCCCCCGATCCGCTGGACGCCGCCTATTGGAGGGCCTGGAGCCACCCGTTGCTCAGCGCCGCGCGTCTGATCGCGGTGCCAGCGATTCCGGGCTGGGACAGCTGCGCCCTGGTCTGGCGGGATCTGCGGTTCGCTCTGACCTACAACCTGCCGGTGCATGTCTACGGGGGGCTGGAATGATGCTGGCCGCGATTGGTGCCGTTGTTCTGGCGGGTGGCCTCGGCGCCGCCGCTTTCTTCGTCGTCTTCTTCTCGGCCGCGCTGAGGGGCCTTTGCCCGGCTCTCGACTCGCTGCCTTGGGCGATCACTGCCTTCCTCGTCGTCGGGATGGTCATTCTATGGGGGGTCGGTCATGGCTGACAGGATCTGCACGCCTTCCGAAGGCGAAATCCTGGCCGCCTTGGCGACCTTGTTTCACGCCGCCGATGCCGAGTTGCTTCCTGCCTCCGCTTACGCAGATCTCGCGCGGTTGCGCATCGCCGTTGCCAAGGCCTTCCCGCCGTCGGCCAGCCCAGGCGAGCCGAGGCCGTGACGTCCCTTGGCTCAAGCTGGCACCGTCTCGCTGCCTCGGCCGAGGCGCTGGTGGCCGAGGCCCTGGCGCGCGGGGATGAAGCCGACGCGGCAGAGATCGCGGCCGACGCGCGGGCCGAGGCGGGCGCTCAGCAGCTGCGGCGGCGCGGTGCCGCGCTGCGCCTGACCGCGGCGATTGCCTGTGCCCATCCCGAGGACGCGCGGGCGCTGATGTCGGCGGCGCTCGAGGATCTGGGCGCCGGTCTGCCCGGGGGGCAGCACCCTTTGACCCGGCTGCGGGAGGATGCCGCCTTCTGGGCCGACATCGCCTCCGAGGCCGAGCTGGGCGAATTCGCGGCCGCTGCGCTGCGTCGGCTCGACCGGGCGCCGCTGGGCCTGCCGCTGCGCAAACGACTTCTGGCCGCGCTGTTTTCGTCGCTGCCGGACAAGGATCGCCGGGCATTCCTTGCCCGGGTCGATCCGCGAGGGATCTTTCAAGGACGAGGCTGATGGCAGAAGAAGACGATGCATTCGACGGGCTCGAGCCCGTCGGTGACGGCTGCGACCCCGTAGCCCCGGGGGACGACGACGCGACGCGCGCCTTGCTGATCGAGGGCGCGCGAGAGCGGCTCAACGACACCGGGAACGGGCGACGGTTGGTCCTCTATTTCGGCGAGGATCTGATGTTCGTGCCGCGGGTCGGCTGGTTCACCTGGACGGGCAGGGTCTGGTCCAAGGACAGCGACGAAATCACTGTTACCCGGCGGGCGATGCAGCTCAGCTCGATGATCGAGCGCGAGCTCTGGCATCTGTCGCTGAGCCCGGCGCAGACCGAAGTCCTCGACAGCGAGGAGGGCCTGCTCGATCGCCTCGGGCTGCTGATGCGCACGACGGGCGACGACGGCAAGCCCGAGGATCCGGCCGGGATCAAGGCGATCGAGGCGCAGCTGGCCTCGATCTCCAAGCTGAAAAAGCGCCTTTCGGAAATGCGGGCCTCGCATCGCCGTTTCGCCAATACCTCGGGCAATGTGGGGCGCATGGAGGCGGCGACGCGCGCCGCCGGCGTGCTGCTGGCCCGGCGCGTCGAGGAATTGGACGCGGGCCACCTGGACCTGAACACCGAATCCGGCGTGCTGCGGTTCTCCGTGCATGTCGAGGACGGGCGGCGCTATTCCTCCTTCGAGGAACTGGCGCATGACCGATCCTTCCTCATGACCAAGATCATGCCGGTCAAGCTGATCGAGGATCCCGAATGCCCCAGGTTCGACGCCTTCTTCGAGCGGATTCAACCGACGGAGGAAAAGCGGCGGTTCCTGCTGCGCTGGTCGGCGCTGGGGCTGACCGGGCTCTTGGAGCAATGCCTGTGCTTCTATTACGGCATGGGGGCCAACGGGAAATCTGTCCTGGTCGACCTGATGGCCAAGATCGCCGGTGACTACGCCGCGATGGCCAAGATCGAATCCCTGACCGGCACCAATCGCCGCGGCGGCGGTGACGCGACGCCCGACCTGCTGCCGCTGGTCGGCGCCCGGATGGTGCGGGCGTCCGAGCCGGATGAGGGGGTGCGCTGGCAGGAGGGGCTGATCAAGGAGCTGACCGGCGGGGAGCCATTTCTGGCCCGCGGGTTCCAGAAGGACTTCTTCGAAGTCCTGCCGCGGTTCTCGCTGACGCTCAGCGGCAACCACCGGCCTGACATCCGCGGCACCGACGACGGCATCTGGCGGCGCCTGTTGCTGGTGGATTTCTCCGAGCAGATCCCGAAAGAGGAACAGATCCCCAAGGTCGAGCTGGACGCGATCCTCTTCGCCGAGCGCGACGCGATCTTTTCGCGCCACCTGGTGCCGGCGCTGCTGGAATATCTGGAGATCGGTCTCGCGCCACCCGAAAGCGTGCTGGCCGCCACCCGCGAGTTCCGCGACGAAAGCGATCCCTATGGCGCCTTCCTCGAGGATGCCTGCGTTGTCACCGGCGACGAGGCCGACAGCGTTCCGGCGCGCGAGCTGGTGCTGGCCTTCCATTTCTGGCTGATGCAGCGGGCCGAGGGCGCCTTCAAGGACCGCACCGTCAGCCTGGCCCTGAAAGACCGCTCCCGACGATGGGTCTCGAAGAAGACCGGCAAGCGCTTCACCGAGCGCAAGGCCTCGACCATGCGCTACGACGGGATCCGCTTCACCGACACGTTCAAGCGCGCCTGGGAATACGCCCCCAAGGACAGCTCGGGCCGTGCCCTCACCGTCGCCTCCGGCAGTGAGGCCGACGAATGAGGCGCCGCCCCGTAGCCCCTTGTCTCGGCCTCGACGGGAGGATGGGGAGGATGACGCCCAAGGGGCGGGAGGATGGAAAACAGGGGTGCGGGGGGAAGTTCCGCATGGTTTCAACGGGTTGCTGGGCTCTTGGGAAGATGGGGAGGATAGGGAGGATGTTTCGCGCCTGCGCGCGTGCGCGTGTCTTGTCTGGCGACGAGAGGGGCGGCCAAGTGTTCCACGCAAAGGCCGGATTTATCCTCCCTATCCTCCCCATCCTCCCGGTGGTGGAGGTAAGGCTTTGAAAACAAGTAGGGAAATGAACGTCCCGAAGCGCGAAACATCCTCCCGTTTCGTGACCCCATCCTCCCTATCCTCCCGTGGCAATTCAAGAAGCTGTTGAGCGAAAGAGAAAGGGCACAAGATATGGTTTCAATCTGTGTGGAAGACCCGACGATGGCAGCGGCGGTGGCGCAGATTGCCAGCATCAAGCGCGCTATGGTGCGCCGACTGGCCGGCAATCTCGGGATCGCCCGTCCTGGCGACGACGAGGACCAGCGCCTGCAGTTCATGCTCGACGCGGCGCGGGCGCCGGAAAGCTGCGGGCCCGAGATCCCGGTCGCCCCGGCCCGCGGTCGCGTTCTTTCCTTCGCCCCTCAGGCCGTGCGGCCCACGGCAACCGGCTATGAGGTCCAGCATGACGGGTTCCGGGGGCGGGATGCGGCTCGGGCTGCTGACGTGTTCGACGTCATGCTTCATCAGGTGGCGCGGCGGGGTGGCGAGGCTCCGTTCACGCCCGGCCAGATCGAGGCGGGCCGCACCTATGCCATGCTGGTCGAGCGGCATTCCTCGGTCGGCCTGCGCTGCATATCGGTCGAGTCCCAGCGGGGCAGCGGCTCGGCCGGTGGCGCCTTCATGGACGCGGTGCTGGCCGAGGGCGAGGTGATCCGGCGGATGCAAGCGGCGATCGGGACGGGGATGGCGCTGGAGGTCCTGCGCGAGACCGGCGCGCGGCGCGATATTCCGGTCCGTCGCCTCGTCGATATGGTTTGCCTCGAAGGCAAGTCGGTCACCGCCGCCCTGAAAGCGCATGGCTGGTCGGTCTATGGCGATATCCGGGCGCAGGCCTACGCGGCCGTGGGTGACGCCCTCGACCGCATGCGGGCAGCGGCTCCCGGCCGGTGAAGAAAGGGTCTTGACGCTTACCTCCGCCGGATCGTATCTCTTTGTCATCATCTACAGCTGCGCCCGGAGGGATCATCCCCTGCCGGGCGCATTGCGTTTCGGAGGGTTGGTTTTGGAGTTCACACTCGACACCCGCCGCTTCGAGGCCGATCTGCGCCGCCTGGAGCAAAGGCAGATGCCGCAAGCCATCGCCGAGGCGCTGACCAATGCGGCCAAGGACGTTCTCGAACATGTTCACGGCAACATGGAAGTGGTCTTCGACCGCCCAGTGAAGTTCACCAAAAACGCCTTCATGGTCTGGCGCGCGAAGCCCAGCAATCTGGTTGCCTCGGTCATCGAGCGGCCCTCGGTCGGCAAGAACCACTATCTGAAGGTTCAGGAGAGAGGGGGGCCGCGCCCCCAGACCGGCTTCGAGAAGTTGCTGGGGTCGCGACTGGCTTATGCCGGGATCCTGAGGACGGTGATTCCGGGCGACAATGCGAAGTTGGATGAGTTCGGAAACTGGCCCTATTACGGGGAACGCAATAAGGCGTTGTCAGTACTCCAAGCTCAGCGTGACCCACTGGCGAACGAGACTGCGCGGTCCAAGAAGCGCGCGAAAGGTCGCGCGTCCTATTTCGTTCCGAAGCATGGTCTCCCGCCGGGCATCTATAGGCGGAAGCCGCGTGCGGCTCGAGGTGCTATCGAGATCTTGGCGATCTTCAGCGACAAGGTGCCGGTCTACCAGCCGCGGCTTGGCTTTTTCGACGGGGCGCAGGCGAGATTCGACGAAGTGATCGGTCCGAGGCTGACCCAAGCCATCGATAAGGCCCTCGCGACCGCGCGGTGACCCGAAAGGGTCCTTCCGGGCCAAAACCCCTCCGGGGGTAATTCGCGCCCCGGTGGGCGCGGCGCGCTTAACCAAAGATCAAGCCTTAACTTAAGCAGGAAAGGAAGATGGCGGACCTTAACGCAACCCAGCTGGCGAGCAAGCTCGGTCTCTCGACCGCCCGGATCAGCCAGCTGGTGAGCGAGGGGAAGCTGGAAGGCTGCTATGTCGGCGCGGGCCGTGCCCGGCGTTTTGACCAGGGCAGGGTGGCCGAGGTTCTCGGCAAGCGGCTGGATCTGGGGCAGATGTCGGGCAATGGCCGCGGCACCCGCCGTGCCCTGATGGCGCTGTCGGATGACGCCCGGTCGAGCGAGGATCAGGGCGCCGCTGACCCCGCGCCGATCCGTCCGCGCGTCTCGGACGGGGCGATGGATCCCCGCGATCCGGATCGCCTGGAGCTGGCGACTATCCAGATCAAGGAGGAAGAGGCGCGCCGCCGCCGCCGCGACAACGCGCGCGACGAGGGGCTCTGGGTCCTGGCCGAGGAGGTCGAGCGCCACACCTCCCGCGCCTTGCAGCAGGAGATCGCGCGCTTCGAGCTGGCGCTGCGGGACGGCGCCCGGGCCTTGGCGGATCGGATGGGCATCGACTATCGGACGGCCCGTGCCGTGCTGATGGAGACCTGGCGCGATCACCGTGGCGCCCGGGCGAAGCAATTGGCCGCCGAGGCCGAGGATGCGTCGATGTCCGACATCGAGCACCAGGAACAGGTCTGAGTTGGGCTTTCTGTCGTCGGCGGAAGCGGCGGTTCAGCGGGGCATGGCCACGGCGATGACGCCGCCACCGCCGCCCGACATCACCCGGTGGTGCACCGAGAACATCAAGTTCGACGAGCGTTCGCCGTTCCCGGGGTGGTTCGACATCGCGCGGTTTCCCTTCCTCAGGGAGATCCACGAGGTTCTGAGCCCCGAGCATCCGTCGCGCGAGGTGACGCTTCGCGGCTCGGCGCAATGGGGCAAGACGGTCTCGGTGCTGATCCCGACGCTCGGCGCCTGGCACGAATACGGGCCGCTGGATAGCCTGGTGGTGCATCCGACGACCTCGGCCGCGACCGAATGGGTGCGCACCAAGTGGATGCCGCTCCGCCGCACCGCGCCAAGCCTGATCGCGAGCTTCGGCCGGGGCGGGGGCGATCATACCGACACGCTGCACAATCAGGAGACCCTGAGCCGCAACGGCAGCCTGAAGGTGGTCAGCGCCGGATCGCCCGACGACCTTGCCGGCACCACGCGTCGGCTGGTGTTGATGGACGACGTCTCGAAATTCGAGATCACCAAGAAGGGCGACCCCGAGGGCCTGGCAGAGAGCCGGGCCGAGGGGTTCGAGGAAGCCAAGATCGTGCGGATCTCGACCCCGCAGATCGCCGGAACCTGCCGGATCACCAGAGCCTACAAGCGGTCCGATCAGCGGCTTTACCATGTGCCCTGCCCGCATTGCGGCAACAGGGCGCCGCTGACCTGGGAGAACTTCCTGCGCAACCTGGATCCCGAGCGGCTGGGCGCTGCCTGTTTCAGCTGCGACGTCTGCGGGGCGCTGATCGACCATTCGCACAAACGGGCGATGGTTGCGGCGGGAAACTGGGTCCGGCACAATCCCGGGGGCGATCATCCCGGGTTCCACCTGTGGCGGGCCTATGTGCCGCAACGCGACTGGGCCTCGATCGCCGTGTCCTATGCGCGGGTCATGGGCTGGACGGGCCCGCAAGCCCGCATCGAAACCGCGGCCGGGCCCGGCGAGAAGGACGAAGACGAAGAGGCGACCGAGCAGACCTTCTTCAACGACATTGCCGGTCTGCCTTTCGAACAGGCCAGCAAGGGCCCCGACTGGGAGAAGCTGCGCGACCGGGTCGAGAACGCCGAGCCCGAGACCATTCTGCCGCTGGCGCGGGTTCCGGCCTCGGGCGTGCTGCTGACCGCGGGCGTCGATTTTCAGGGGGACCGCATCGAGGTCTCGATCGTGGCCTTCGGTCGCAACCTGCGCCGCTGGGTCGTCGAGCACCGGGTGATCCCGCATTACATCGGCGACGAGGAGGGGCGCGCCGCGCTCAACGCTCTGCTGCGCACGACCTGGCGCACCACGCTGGGGCTGGAACTGACGCTCGACATGATGGCGGTCGACGAGGGGACTTTCACCGCCGACGTGCTGGACTGGGCGAAGGCACATCCCTTCACCCGGGTAATCACGGTCAAGGGCGCCAGCACCGCCAACGGCCCGGTTCTCGCGCCGCAGACAGCGCGCAAGGAGAACGGCCGGATCGTCAAGCGCCAGAAACGCCGCTGGTTGGTCAACGTCAGCCAGTTGAAGGCGGATTTCTATGGCTGGCTGGCGAAGGAAGATCCTGAGGGCAGGGGCTATGTCAGCTTCGCCCAGGGTCTGGGCGACGAGTATTACCGGCAGATCACCTCGGAGGTGCGGGTCCTGAAGCGCGCGCCCTCGGGGGTGATGGTGTCGAAGTGGGATCTCGTCGAGTCAACGCGTCGCAACGAGTGCCTGGATGCGATGAACTATGCCGAGGCCGCAGCCCGCAAGAAGGGCTGGGCGGCCATGACCGAAGAACAATGGGCAGCCTTGGAGCAAGAGCGGGGCGCCGCCCCGGCCGAGGCGCAGGGCGATCTCTTCGACGCCTCGATCCCGGCCCCGTACGTCCCGCTGTCCGAGCAGGCCATGCCCGAAGCGCCACCCACAAGCCCGGCGGTGAAAAACGCCGCCGCGCCGACAAGTTCCAAGGACGCCTTTGCGCGCCTGATGAGGAGGTAACATGCCGACATTGCAAGAGCAGATCGCCGCGGCCGAGAAGGCGCGGCTGGATCTGATCACCGGCCAGGCTGCGACGGAAATGCGCCAGGGCGACGAGTCGCTGAAATTCCAGCCGGCCGACCTGGCCGCCCTTGACCGGCATATCGAGGACCTGAAGGCCCGGGCCGGGCACAGGCGCCGCCGGGCCATCGGGGTGTCCTTCCGGTGAATACACTCCCCGAGTTCCGCTCTCGGCGCAGTGCGGGGCATCAGGCGCGGGTGCGGGCGACGGCGGGTCTGGTCGGCAGCGAGGCCTATGACGCCGCCGACGTGATGAGCCAGGAGCTCGGCGCCTGGATGCCGCATCGCGAGCATCCGGATTCCGAACTGGCCGCCGCCCGCGACCCGATCACCTCCCGCGCCCGGGACCTGGTCCGCAACAACGGTTTCGCGGCGGGCGCCGTCCAGCGGGAAACCGACGCGGTGATCGGCGCGCAGTTCCGCCCGGCCGCCAAGCCGGACTGGCGCGCGCTGGGGATCACCCGCGAGGAAGCCAGCGAGATCGGCGAGCAGATGGACACGGCCTTTCGTCTTTGGGCCGACGATCCGTTGCACGGCGCCGATGTCACCCGCACGCAAGGGTGGGGCGGGCTCTGCGGCATGGCCTATCGTACCGGGCTGATCGACGGCGACGCGCTGTGCGTGATCCATTGGCGCGAGGATGGGCCGGGCCCGTTCCGCACCTGCCTGCGGATCGTGGATCCGGACCTGCTGTCCAATCCGCAGAACCGGCCCGACTCGCCGACCATGCGCGGCGGGGTCGAGCTGGACGGCTGGGGCGCGCCCGTCGCCTACCATTTCCGCCGCGAGCATGAGCTGTCGATGTTTGGCTGGGGCCAGAGCCATATCTGGGACCGCTGGGAACGCGAGCTGCCCTGGTTCCGGCCGCAGGTGGCCCATTTCTTCGAGCGCCACCGGGACGGCCAGACGCGCGGCATCAGCCGCCTGGCGCCGGTGCTGGACGCGATGAAGATGCAGGACAAGCATTCGCGGGTCGAGCTGCAGGCGGCCGTGCTGGGGGCGATCCTCGGCCTCTTCATTTCGTCGCCCTTGTCGCCCGAGGCGGTGTCCGACCTCATCGACGACGGGAAGTTCACCGCGCTCGACGAGGCGCGGCAGGCCCTGGGCAAGGAGCGGGGCCTCATCTTCGGCGGTGTCCGCCTGCCGGTCCTGGCCCCCGGTGACAGCATCGAGAGCGTCAATGTCCAGCGCCCGGCCGGGCAGTATCAGATGTTCGAGACCGCCGTGCTGCGGCGCATCGCGACGGGCCTCGGCATGTCCTACGAGCAGTTGGCCATGGACTGGAGCCAGGTCAATTACTCCTCGGCCCGCGCGGCGCTGGTCGAGATCTGGCGCGGGTTCATGGCCCGTCGCCGCGAGTTCGCCTCGCGCTTCTGCCAGCCGATCCGGCTGGCGGTGATCGAGGATGCGATCGACCTCGGCCTGGTGCGGCTGCCCCCGGGCGCGCCCGGGCTCTACGAGGCCCCCGGCGCCTGGATGCGCGCCAAGTGGATCGGGCCCGGTCGCGGTTTCGTGGATCCGGTCAAGGAAGCCCAGGCCGCCGCGATCCGCGTGGCGCTGGGTCTTTCGACGATGGAAGACGAGGCGGCCGAACTCTCGGGCGCGGACTACAGCGACAACCTCGGCCAGATCGAGCGCGAGATCGAGCAGATGCCAGCGGGCGTCATGCATCCCGCCCAGGAAAAGTTCGCGACGATCATGGGCGTGCAGGGACCGGACATGCGTCCCCCTTCCGAAGACTGACCAGAGGACAGAACCATGGACATCTACCCCACGCCCGCCCTGGTGCGGCTGGCGCCCGGTGCGCTGTTGGGCCATCTGCCCGCGGCGCAGGGGGATTTTCTGGCCTGGGCCGAAGCGCGCGCGGCCAAGGTCCTGGCCGCATGCGGCGCCCGGCCGGCCGGGCCGCGCTGGACCGATGACGCGGTGGCCGATGCCGAGAAGGGTATCCCGCCCTATGCGCTGGTCGATGGGCTGGCGCTGATCGGCATCAAGGGCCTGATCGTTCCCGAGCTCGAGATCATCAACTGGTCCTGGGCGACGGGCTGCGCCGAATTGTGCTGGCAGGTCGAGCATGCCGCGGACAACGCCCAGGTCAGCGGCATCGCGCTCCTGGTCAACAGCCCGGGCGGCTACATCTCGGGCGTGGACGAGGCGCATGGGGCGATCCTTTCCGCCCGTGGGTCCAAGCCCGTGATCGCGGCCGTGCAGGACATGGCCTATTCGGCGGGCTACTGGCTGGCCAGCGCGGCGGATCAGATCAGCGCGCCGCGCCTGGGCGGGGTCGGCCATGTCGGCACACTCGCCACGCATTTCGACCTTTCCGAGGCTCTGAAGAAACAGGGGATCACGGCGACCGTGATGCAGGCCGGCGCCCTGAAGGCCGATGGCCACCCGTATCTGCCCCTCTCGGACACGGCCCGCCAGGAGATCGAGGCGCGGCTGCAGGCCCTGCGCACGGTGTTTGCCGAGAGCGTTGCCGAGGGCCGCCGCGGTGCGATCAGCGCCGAGGCGGTTCTGGCGACCGAGGCCCGCGCTTTCGATGGACCCGAGGGCATCGCCGCCGCGCTGAGCGCGGGGCTGATCGACGCGATTTTGCCGGCGCAAGAGGCCATCGGCCTGTTCGCCACCCACCTGGCCGGCGCGTCCGGCTGACAAAGGAGAAGACCATGACGAAATTCAGCTTCGCCAACTTGCTTGGCGGGGGGCAGCGGTCGCGTGCCGCGGCCGAAGACGACGAGCAGGACAAGGCCGAAGACCAGGAAGAGGGCGCCGAGGCGGATACCGACGAGGATCAGGCCGAGGACGAGGATCAGGACCAGGCCGAGGACGAAAAGCCCGACGAGGCGCGGCGCATTGTGCTGGCCGAACGCACCCGGGTGGCCACCATCCTTTCGGCGGCAACGCCCGCGACCGTCGCCCAGGCGGCCTATTTCGCGACGCAGACCGACATGACGCCCGCCCAGGCCCGCAAGGCCCTGGCCGTGGCGCCGAAGGCCTCGGGCGGGTTGTCGGCGGCAATGCGGGGCCGCGGGTCCGCTCCGCTGGCGCCTGCAGCTGGCAACAAGTCGGCCAGCATTCTGCCCCCCGAACTGCAGGCCGCGCAGGCCCGCCGCATGAACAAGGATCGCTGACATGCCCCTCAAGGAATCCACGAGCTACGTCCCGGACGAGCTGATCGTCGGCGCCTATCCGGTGATGACCTCGGGGGCGGTGATCGGCACCGCCGCCGATCTGACCCGGGGGGCGGTGCTGGGGCGGATCACCGCCAGCGGCAAGTACATCCTCAGCCTCTCGGCTGCGAATGACGGATCGCAGATCCCGGCCGCCATCCTGCTGACCAATGCCGCCGCTGCCTCGGCCGATGCCGAGGGGCTGATCCTGCTCAGCGGCGAGGTCGATGCGGCCAGGCTGAACTTCGGCACCGGGCACACCGCCGCCACCGTCGAGGCGGCCTTCCGCGCTGCCGGGCGGCCGCTCTTCCTGCGCAACGTCAATCCGGCCTGAGGAGGATCCCATGTCCGATACCGCCCCCCTTTACACCTCGCGCCAGCTGGCCGAGCTGGTGCGCCCGCTCGACCGCCCGCAGCAGTTCCTGGTCAACCTCTTTTTCCCGAATGTGCGGCTGTTCGAGAGCCGCCGCGTGGATTTCCATGTCCTCAACATGGCGCGCGAGGTGGCGAAATACGTCCACCCCGACAGCGTGGCCTCGCCGCAGGCCGAGCGCGGCTTCAAGATCGACAGCTTCGAGCCCGCCTACCTCAAGCCGCTGACGCCCCTGAAGCCCAGCAACATGCTGGACATCCGCCCGGGCGAACGTGTCGGCGGCGACATGAGCCCGCTGGAGCGGCGGGCCGAGCGCATCGCGCAGACGGTTCTCGATCACGAGGCGCAGGTTTTGCGCCGGATCGAGCAGATGGCCTCGACCATCCTCGCCACCGGCGCGATCACCGTCGTGTCGGATGAATACCCCACCGCCACCGTCAACTTCGGTCGTGACGCCAGCCAGACGCTGGCCCTGACCACCTCCGCGCGCTGGGGGGAGGATGGCGTCTCGCCCACGGCCAACATTCGGAACTGGTCGCAGACGGTTGCCACCAATTCCGGCGCGGTGGTCGATACCTGCGTCATGGGGGGCGCTGCCTTCGAGCTGCTGGTGGCCGAGGAATCGTTCCGCGACCGGCTGGACAACCGCCGCCAGAACGATGGCGACATCAACCTGTTCCAGTCGCCGAAGGGCACCGACGCCTGGGGCAGCTACCAGGGCACCGTCGGCAACGTCGATTACTTCACCTATTCCCAGCCCTACACCGAGGGCGGGGTGGCGAAGAACATGATGCACGATTACGGCGTCATCCTGGGCGGCCGTCACCAGCTTCATGGGGTCGTCACCTATGGCGCGATCGAGGACGACGAGGCGCTGGTCGCCGCGCAGTTCTGGTCGAAGATGTACCGCGTGCATAACCCGTCGCGCGTCTTCATCGAGGCCGCCGCGGCGCCGCTGCCGGTTCCGGCCCGCGTCAACGCCTCCATGTATGTGCAGGTGCGTTGATGGCGGCCGCGAAAACGATGCGCGTCATCGCCCGCACCGCGCTGGTCCTCGACCCGGCCCAGCCGCCGGTGCTTCCGGGGCATCCCGTCAACCTGCCGGCGGCCGAGGCGGTGCGTCTGATCGCCGAAGGCCATGCCGAGCCCGCGGGCCCGGCGGCGCAGGCCGAGACGGCGCAATGACCTCCGTCTTCGACGGTATGGCAACAAGACTGGCGGGCGTGTTCGGCGCGCCCGACATCCTCTGGCTGCCCGAGGGGCTGGCCCCTCTCACCGTGCCCTCGATCTTCCGCATGGTGCCGGTCGAGATGGCCGATGAAACCGGCGAGCCGGTTCTGGGCCTGGCGCCGGTCTGGCGGGTTCCGCGCAATAAGGACTGGGCCCGCAACCCGCAACGGGGCGATCGGATCCAGCTGCCGGACGGCCGGATCTACCGGCTGACGTGGGTGCAATCCTCGGGCTCACCGGCCGAGGACCGCTTCTTGCATTGCGCGCTCGAGGAAGCAACGTGAGCCATCGACGCGCAGGCATCCGCGCCGTGATGCGTGCCGCGCTGGCGGCGGCACCTCGCTTCGCCTCCTTCAAGGAGGTCACCCTCTGGCAGGCCAAGGTCGATGCCGGGACGCTGCCCATCTACGGCGTCGCGACCCCCAGCGAGACCAAGGATCACGACGCCCAGAACAGCGCCGAGCGGGTCATCACGGTGATCGTGGCGATCAAGCGGCGCGGCCTCGATGAGCTGGAAGACCTGCTCGACGACGACAGCGATGCGGTCGAGGCGCTGGTACTGTCGGCCCTGCGCGGTGCCGGGATCGAGGCCCAGCTCGACCGAACCGACGTGACCATCGAAGGGGCGGCCGACCGGCGCGTCGGCACCCTGACCCAGACCTTCCGGGCTTTCGTGCAGACCGACGAGCCCCTTTCACCCCAGGAGACCTGACATGAGTGCAAGCAGCAGCGGCGTGAAGCGCGGCGCCGGAACCACCGTCCGCATTGGCCGGGGTCCGAACCCCGACTGGACCCTTCTGGTCGGGACCGAGGATTCGCCGTTCCCCGACCAGACCCCGGACGATCAGGACACCACCTGGCAAGGGTCGCCCAACGATACCGAGGAATCGATCCGCGGCATGAAGAAGGTGGCAACCCTGCCGCTGCCCCTGCAATATGTGCCGGGCAGCGCCACCGACCTCCTGTTGACTGAGCTGGAGGAAGCGGGGAGCGACGAGCTGATCGTGCTGGAGATCACCCCCAACGGCGGCGCCTCGCATCAGTGGTTCGCCTATGTGAACAGCTATCGCGCAACGTCGCTGACCGCGCGTGACAAGCAGATGGCCGAGGTGGTGTTCAAAGTGCAGGCGAAGGCGGCCACCGTCCCGGCGTCGGCGCCGGTCAACACCACCTTGCCCGCGATCTCGGGCCTGGCTCAGGTTGGGCAGGTGCTGACGGCCTGGCCGGGCAACTGGCAGCCGCATGGTGCGCTGTCCTACCAGTGGCAGGAAGACGATGGCGGCTGGACCGACATCGCCGGTGCCACCGCCCAGACCTATACGCCGGTGGTCGGCCAGCTCGGAAACCCGCTGCGGGTCGTGGTGACCCAGACCAACAGCCTGGGCGCCACGGCGGCCAACGCGGTTCAGACCGCCGCCGTGATCGCGGCCTGAGCCCATGGGCAACCCGTTTCGGGGTGAGTCGCAGATCGGCAGCGATGGCATCGTGCTGGTCTGCGACATCAACGCCCTGTGCGAGATCCGCGCTCATCTGGGCGGCGATCCCCGTTCGGACGCCCCGCTCGACGAGTTCTTCGAGCGGCTTGCCTCTGGCGATCTGTCGATCATCGACCAGCGGGCGATCCTGGCCGCGTTCTTGCGCAATCGCTGGCCTGGAGTGACAGCCCGCATCGCCGGTGAGGTGATGAGCGATCATCCCGGCGAGGTGATGCCGGCCATCCGGCAGGCGGTGCAACTGGCAATGCCCGAGCCCGCGGAGGGCGACCCGCTGGGAAAGCTGATGCGCCGCTAGACGGCGCTGCCCGACGTTTCGATGTCGAGACCATGCTGCAGGCCCATGTCGAGGCCGGGCTCGATCCGCGCCATTTCTGGACCCTGACCCCGCGCGAATGGCTGGTGCTGATGCGCGGGGCGCACGACCGGCGCGAGGCGGCACGCATCACAGCCGCCGTCACCAGCTGGCTGGGCACGCATCTGGACGGGAAGGGTCTGGACGCCTGGATCGCCTCGGCCAATCGCGAGGCGGCCGGGCCGATGACGCCCGAAGCCGTCGACCGGATGCTCACCCATACCGCCGCCGGCCTGCCGGTGATGACCCTCGACGAGTATCGACGCATGAAGGGAGCCCGCTGATGGCGCCGACCACCGGCAGGATGGAAGCCAAGCTTTCGTTGAACTGGAAGCAGTTCAAGGATGATCTGAAGGGCGCCAAGAGCGAAGTCAGCACCTTCGCCCGCAGTGCGGGCGCCAGCTTCGCCTCAGTGCGCAACATGCTGGGGCTGGTCGGTGTCAGCGTGAGCGCCGGCGCGATGGCCCGCTGGTTGCGCGGCACGGTCAGCGACCTGTCTGCCCTGGGCAAGCAGGCGCGCGATACCGGCCTCGATGTCGAGGAGCTGCAAGGCCTGATGCGCGGCTTCGAACGCAACACCCGGGTCAACAGCGAGCAGCTGGGAACGGCGCTGGTCGATTTCAACGGCCGGGTCGGGCAGGCGATCACCGGCCAGGGCGAACTGGCGGCGGTGGCGGAACGCTATGGCATCGCCCTGCGCGGCGCCAACGGTCAGGTCCGCAGCCAGTCCGACCTGCTGCGCGAGGTGTCCCGGGCGATCCGCACCGCCCGCACCGAACAGGAGCGGCTGGTGATCGCACAGGCGGCCTTTGGCGAGCCCGGGCGGCTGATGGCCTCGGCGCTGGCAAGCGGGGCAGGGGTGCTCGACGAGATGGTGTCCCAGGCGCGCGAAGCGGGCGACGTCATCGACCGCAACCTGATCCATCGGGCCGAGATCCTCGACGACAAGTTCGACGCGCTGACCCGGCGGGTGGGGACGTTCTTTCAGGCGCTGGCGGTCGGGGCCTTGGCTGGCGGGGCAGAAACCGCGCAGGACACGCTGGAGCGGATGTTCGGCACCCTCGAGCGTGCGCGGTCCGTCTTGGGCGACGGGCTCTTTGACACGCTGATCGCCGAGACCGGCGAACTCGCCCAGATGGACGGGGTGATCGAGCGCCTCGAAGGCCTCGGCTTTTCGGCCGAGGAAATGGGGCGGTCTGCCCGCTGGGCCGAGGGCGAGCTCGCCGGAATGGTGTTCAGCCTGAATGAGCTCGGTCAGACCGGGCCCGCCGAGCAGATCCGCACGCTTTACGAAGAACTTGTCACCCTGATCGCTGGTCTCAACGACGGGTCGATCGGTGCAGATCAGTTCTCGGCCCGCCTGGTCGAGATCTCGCAGGAGGCGGTGGATCTGGTATCGGACCTCGACGACGTCGATTCCTCCCGGTTTACCCGGGTGACCACGGCCCTGGGCAGGATGATCGAGCAACTGGTCGCGGCCCGCAGGCAGGCGCAGGGGCTGCGCACGGATCTTCCCGGTGCCACGGTCACGCAGTCCGAGAGCTTCTGGGACACGGAAGAGAGCCGCTTCAGCCTCAACCGCCTCGCACCGGCCACCTCTCCCCGCCCGCCCCCGGCACCCGTGCTGGACAGCATCGGCAACCGCGGCGGCCGTGGCGGGCGCAGCGGTCGCGATCGGAACGACTATGCCCGGGCAACCGCTGCCATCCGGGAGGAGACCAGAGCGCTTGAAATGGAGGCCGCGGCGCTGGCCGCCTCTGCGGTGGCCGGGTCCGACTACGCCCAGGCGATCGACTATGCGCGCGAGCGCGCCACGCTGATGAATGCCGCGCAGCAGGCCGGGATCTCCATCACTCCCGCGCTTCAAGCAGAGATCGACGGGCTGGCCCGTGCCTATGCCGAGGCGGGCGCCGCCGCCGAACGTTCGGCCGATCAGCTGCGCGAGGTCGAGGAACAGGCCGAGCGCGGCGCTGAGCGCTTCGTCGATTTCTTCGGGCGCATGAGCAAGGGCGGCGATGATGCGCGCCGGGCGGTGATCGACCTGATCGCCGAGTTGCTGCGCATGCGGGCGATCGAGGAGCTGTCCGGCCTGGCCAAATCGGGCGGGGGCGGGATCCTCGGCAGTGTCGTCCGGTTTCTGGGCTTTGACCAGGGCGGCTACACTGGCGACCAGCCGACCTCTGCCGTGGCCGGGGTGGTGCACGGGGGCGAGTATGTCTTCTCGGCGGCAGCGGTCCGGCGGCTTGGGGTCGGTGCGCTGGAGCAGATGCACCAGGCGGCGACGCGCGGCTACCGCTCGGGGGGCTATGTCGGCAGCGTTCCGGCTTCTGCGGGCTCGGCGGCCGCCGGTGGGTCAAGCATTGCGAACATCAACATCAAGATCGACGGCGCCAACGGCGACCAGCATGTGGTCGAGCTGGTGCGTCAAGGCGTCAGGCAAGGCCTCGAACAATATGACCGCGTCCTGCCGGATCGTGTGTCGCAGATCCAACGCAATCCGAGGAGCCGCTGATGGCCCTGACCTTCCCCTTGGCGGCATCCGACTTCTTCGCCGGGTTGCGTCCGGCTGAAAGCACTTTCCACCTGCCCGCCAATATGAGTGTCAGCCGGACGCGGGGCGGGGCTATCCGCACTGCGGCCCGCGGCGAACGGCTTTGGACGGCGCGCGTCACCTTGCGGACAGAAGGGCGCGCCGCCGCGGCCGCAACCGCTGCGCTGGTCTCAGTGCTGACCGAGGCGGGCCGGAGCTTCTTCGCGCATCCAGTCCCGCTGAGCGCTCCGCGGCGCGACCCGCACGGCACTGCGCTGGCCGGGCACACGCCGACGATCCACACACTGGCGCCCGGCGGCCGCGAGTTGCGCCTGGCGGGCCTGCCCCCGGGCTATGTCCTCAGCGTCGGCGATTTCCTGTCCTTCACCTATGGCAGCAACCCGACCCGCTATGCGCTGCATCAGGTCGTCACGCCCTCCATTGCCGCGGGGGCGGGCATCACGCCGCTGGTCGAGGTCACGCCGCCCGTCCGCGACGGGGCGGCCACGGGCGCGGCAGTGGTGTTGGTCCGGCCCTTCATGAAGGCCGTGCTGATCCCCGGCGATCCCGGCCGGGCGGGCCCGAAATTCGTTGACGGCCTCACCCTCGATTTCATCCAGACACTGAGCTGATCCATGAGAAACCTTCCTTCGGCCGTCGCCGCGCATCTCGCGGCGGGCGGTGGCATGGCCGTGCAGATGCTGGTCTGGCTGGTGGCGCGGGACAGGGCGACGGGCGCGCCCGAGCCCTTCGGTTTCTGGACCGGCGCCGATCATCAGGTGATCACCGTCGCGGGCGAGGGCCGCACCTACTACGGGGCGGGCGCGCTTTTGGAGGTGGATCCCGTGACCTCCTCCACGGCGCAGCTGTCGCGCAGCTGGCAGTTCAAGGTCTCGCAGCTCGACCCGGTGGTCGCGGAAGCGATACGCACCTATGACGCCCGCCTCGCGCCGGTCGAGGTCCACGAATGGCACTGGGATCCCGAGGCCAATCTGCCGCTGGCCGAGCCGGTGCGGGTGATCCGCGGCACAGTCATGGATCTGGCGGTGCCGACGCCGCCCGTGGGGCAGCAGACCGAGGCCATCGTGCGGATCGTGACCGACGCCTGGCGCCTGACGCGCGGCCTGCCGCTGATGCGCTCGCATGAGGCGCTGCAGGCGCGCACGGCCGGGGCCGACAGCTTCCGGCGCTACGGCAACTTGACCGGCGTCTCGGTCGCCTGGGGCGAGCATTCGGCGGCGGCCGGCGACCTCTTCAGCGCGGCCGCCGCTCCGGCCTGGACCGGGGGGGAGCGATGATCCGCAAGACCCCCGGCTGGCAGGCGCGTCTGGCGGCCTGTCTTTCTGCCTCGGCGCGGGCCGACTTCGGCTTCGGACAGCTCGATTGCGCCCTGCACGGCGCCTCGGCTCTGGCGGCGATGACCGGCGTTGATCTGGCGGCGCCCTATCGCGGCCGCTACCGCACCCTGCGCGGCGGGCTGCGGCATCTGCGGCGCGACGGCTACGCCGATCATATCGCCCTCGCCGCAGCGCATCTGCGCCGGCGCGAGCCGGGCGAGGCGCCCCAGCCGGGAGACCTCGCCGTGGTCGAGACCGAAGAGGGGCCCGCGCTCGCCGTGGTGCAGGGGGCGTCGCTCTATTTGCGCAGCCCCGCGGGGCTGGGTCTGCTGCCCGTGAGCCGGGCCTCCATCATCTTCGAGGTGCCGTGATGCCAGCCGTCGTCAGCGCGATCAGCGGGGTCTTCGCTGCGGTCAGCTCCAGCGCGATCGGCTCGATCGCCCTGCGCCTGCTGGGCTCCGTGGCATTGTCGGCGCTCTCCCAGGCGCTGGCGCCGAAGCCCAAGCCCTCGGGCCTGCGCACCGAGAACACGCTGTCCGGCGGCACCACGCCCGAGGCCTTCATGCTGGGCGCCACGGCGACCGGCGGCACCTTCGTCTGTCCGCCGATGTCGCACGGCAGCGCGGGCAAGACGCCGAACGCCTTTCTCACCTATGTAATCGAGCTGGCGGGGATCCCGGGGCACCAGCTGGACGGGCTGATCCTGAACGGCGAGCGGGTCGCCATCCTGGCCGACGCGCCGCACCCGGATTACGGCCAGCGCCTTGGCGGCGCCTATGAGGGGCGCGCCTGGATCCGGTATCATGACGGCAGCCAGACCACCGCCGACGCCATGCTGCTGGCGAAATACCCCGCGCCCTTCGTCCGCCCCTGGTCGGCCGACATGGTCGGGGCAGGGATCTGCTATGCCGTCCTGACCTTCCGCTATGACCGGGAGGTGTTCCAGGGCTGGCCGCAATGCCGCTTCGAGCTGAGCGGCGTGCCGCTCTACGATCCGCGCCGGGACAGCTCGGTCGGCGGGGAGGGCGCGCACCGCTGGGGGCAACCTGCGACCTATGAGCCGTCGAACAACACGGCGGTGCAGATCTACAACGCCGCGCGGGGGATCGCGTTGCCCTCAGGCGACGTGTGGGGTGGCGAGATCCCGGCCGAGGATCTGCCGCTCGCGGTCTGGATCGCCGCCATGAACATCGCCGATACCCCGGCCGATGATGGCGCGGCCGGCACGGAACCCGCTTTCCGCTCGGGAATTGAGGTGCAGGTCGCCGACGAGCCCTTCTCGGTCATCGAGGAACTGCTCAAGGGCTGCAACGGCGCGATGACCGAGACCGGGGGCGTCTGGTCGCTGCGCCTCGGCGGGCCCGGCCTGCCGGTGCTGTTCCTCGAGGATGATGGCATCATCGCCGACGAGGCGGAGGATTTCGCGCCGTTTCCGCCGATCGACCAGATCTTCAACGCGATCTCGGCCACGCATCCGGACCCGGCGAGCCTCTGGGAAAGCCGGGAATCCGAGCTGCGCGCCAACCCGGCCTGGGAGGCCGAAGATGGCGGCCGCCGCCTGCCGACCTCGCTGTCCTTGCCGACCGTGCCCTATCCGGTCCAGGTCGACCGCGTGCTCGCCGCGCTGATCGCCGATCACCGGCGCATGCGGCGCCATGTCATGACCCTCGATACGCCGGGCGCGGTGCTCGAGGCGGGCGATACGATTGCCTGGTCCAGTGTCGCGAATGGCTATGACGGCAAGCTCTTCGAGGTGACCGAGCTGAGCCGCGACCTGTTCACGCAGCAGGTCCGCGCCTCGCTGCGCGAGGTCGACCCCGGCGATTACGACCCGCCGTCCGGGCTGGTGCGGCCCAACGTGCCGGTGCCCGCCCCGGTGCGTCCGGCCGTCCAATCGGTGCCGGGCTTCGCGGTCAGCCCCTATGTCCTCGATGTGGAGGGCGAGGCGCGCCGCGCCGGCATCCTGGCGCTTTGGGATCCCGAGGGCGCGGATGATGCCCGCGGCCTCCGGATCACCATTCGCCGCGCGGGGCAGGGTGGCGACGGCGACGAGCGGCCGCCCTATCTGGTGCCCGCCGGAATGGCCGTCATCACCGAAGGCTTGGTCGCGGGCGATTATGAGGTGCGCGCGCGGCTCAGGGTGGACCGGCCGACCAGCTGGACCGCCTGGCTGCCGGTCACCGTCGCCGATGTGCGCCTGGGGCTGGTCGAGCTTTCGACCGAGATCACCGGCTGGCTGGGCGCGCTGCAGGAGTGGATCGACGGCGGGGTGATTGACCTGCCGGGTGAGCTGGCCTCGCTGGGCGCGGCGCTGAGCGCCGAGGCCGAGGCGCGCGCCACCGCCCTGGCGACCGAAGCGCAGGCCCGGGCCGATGGTCTCCTTGCCGCCGCCAATGCCCTTGCGGCCGAGGCTCAGGCCCGGGCCGAAGCGATCGCGACCGAGACCATGGCCCGCGCTGCCGCCCTGGCGGCCGAAGCTGAAGCCCGCGCCGCGGGGCTGCTCGAGGTATCGGAGGCCGTGGAAGCGGAGGCGGCAGCGCGCGCAGCCGCCTTGACAGAAGAGGCTCAGGCCCGGGCGGCGGATCTGGCCGCGGTCGGCGCCGAGCTCTCGGCCGAGACCGCCGCCCGGGTGGCGCTGGCGCAAGAGACCGCCGCGACCCTCCGGGACCAACGTGACCGGATCCGTGCGGTCGCGCTGGAGGTCGTGGAGCTGGGCAGCCAGGCCCATCTGGCGCGCGAGGAGCTGCGGCAGTCGATCAGCGCCCAGGTTGGCGACATCCGCGCGACGTATGACGCGCAGATCCTCACGCTGGCCGACGAGGCCTCGGCCCTGGCCGCGCGGCTGGTGACGCTGGAGGTGAGTTCGGATGATCTGGCGGTGCAGATCGCCCAGGTGGATCAGGCCCGCATCGCCGGGGATGAGGCCCTGGGACAGCTGATTACCGCGGTCAGCGTCGGCACGGCCACGCAATTTGACCACACCCGGATCTGGTACTGGGACGAGGCGCCCGAGGGCTGGACCGGCGATCCGGTCGCGCCCTCGGTCACTGCCTCCGGGTGGCTGCGCCCCGGGGCGGCCTCCTCGGTGCTGTCCCCCACTGGCCTTACTATTGCCGGAGGTGCCTATCGCCAGGTCCGGGCGCGGATTCGCCGCGTCGGCGCCCCGGTCTGGGCGGGTGCGCTGTGGTGGGCCGGCGAGGGCGAGACCTGGGACGAGGCCCGTCGCGTGGTGCTGGAGGCGCCCGATTACGACGATAACATCGGTCTGCTGACTTGGGCGCCACAATGGACTGGCGCGATCGACCGGATCCGCATCGATCTCGCCGATGGGGCGGATGCCTCCAATTATTTCGAGCTCGACTGGCTGGCAATCGGCCGCCCGGCGCCGGGGGCGTCGTCTGCCGAGTTGCTGGCCGAGCAGGTCGCGCGCATCGCGGCCGACGAGGCCGAGGCCGCTGAGCGCCTCCTCCTGGCTGCCCGGCTCACCGGCGTAGAGGGTGTGGCTGAAGGGGCCGCCGAGGCCGCCGAGGAGCTGGGCATCCGAGTCACCGAGACCGAGGATGGTATCGAGGCACTGTCTGGTCGGACAGCCGCGCTGGAAGCGACGGTCGATGACCCGACCTCGGGCCTCGCCGCCACAGCCGCCGCGCTCGAAACACTGGTGTCCCGGGTGGAGGCGCTGGATGATGGGTCGCAGGTCCTGCTGGCCGAGGCGATCCGTAATCTCCGGTCTTCTCTTCGCCAGGTCGCGCTGGAAAGTCTGGAGGCCGACGCACAGGCCGCGCTGGAGACGCAGGCGGTGCGGGAGTATATCGCCGAGGCCTCGCAGAGCCTGACCACGCGGATCGACGCGACCGACGGCACGGTCGAGGTCCTGGCCGAAGCGGTCACCCTGCTGCAGGCCGCGATCCCGGGGCTCGCCACGGCCGAGGCCCTGGCCGCGCTCAGCGCCAGCGTCACCGATCAGGGCGGGATCCTGGAGGCGGTGGTCGCGGCGCAGAACAGCCTGACGGTGGCGGTTTCCGGCCTGACAACCGGCCAGACCGCCAACGGCGCCGCCATCGAGGCGGTCGAACTGCGCACGACCGCGGCCGAGGGTGAGCTGGCCTCGCAGGGCACGCGGCTGTCGAGCGTGGAGACCGGCGTCTCGGATCTGGAGACTGGCCAGACCGCCAATGGCGCTGCCATCGAAGCGGTAGAGATCCGAACCACCGCGGCCGAGGGCGAGCTCGCCTCGCAGGGATCGCGGCTGTCGAGTGTCGAGACCGGCGTTTCGGACCTGGAGACTGGCCAGGCCGCCAATGGCGCTGCCATCGAGGCGGTCGAGGTCCGCACCACTGCCGCCGAGGGCGGGATCGAGGCGCTGTCCGGCCGGACCGCCACGCTGGAGGCGACGGTCGATGATCCGACCTCGGGCCTCGCGGCGACGGCTGCCGCGCTGGAGACGCTGGTGTCGCGGGTCGAGGCGCTGGACGATGGCTCGCAGGTCCTGCTGGCCGAGGCGATTCGCAATTTGCGCAGCTCGCTCCGCCAGGCCGCGCTGGAAAGTCTTGAGGCAGGGGCGCAGTCGGCGCTCCAGACGCAGGCCGTCCGGGAGTACATCGCCGAAGCCTCGCAGATCCTGACCACGCGGATCGACACGATCGACGGCGCGGTCGAAGTCCTGGCCGAGGCGGTCACCCTGCTGCAGGCGGCGATCCCCGGCCTCGCCACGGCCGAGGCCCTGGCCGCGCTCAGCGCCAGCGTCACCGATCAGGGCGGGCTCCTGGAGGCGGTGGTCGCGGCGCAGAACAGCCTGACGGTCTCGGTCGAGGATCTGACGACCGGCCTCGCCGCCAACGGCGCTGCCATCGACGCGGTGGAGGTCCGCACGACGGCGGCCGAGGGCGAGATCGCCTCGCAGGGCACGCGGCTATCCAGCGTCGAGACCGGTGTGTCGGATCTGGAGACCGGGCAGGCCGCCAACGGCGCGGCCATCGAGGCGGTGGAGGTCCGCACCACCGCGGCCGAGGGTGAGATCGCTTCGCAGGGCACGCGGCTATCCAGCGTCGAGACGGGCGTCTCGGATCTGGAGACTGGCCAGGCCGCCAATGGTGCTGCCATCGAAGCGGTCGAACTGCGCACCACAGCGGCCGAGGGCGAGATCGCTTCGCAGGGCACGCGGCTGTCAAGCGTCGAGACCGGGGTCTCTGACCTGGAGACCGGACAGGCCGCGAACGGCGCGGCGATCGAGGCGGTCGAGCTGCGCACCACGGCCGCCGAGGGCGAGCTGGCCTCGCAGGGTTCGCGGCTGTCGAGCGTCGAGACGGGCGTTTCTGACCTGGAGACCGGGCAGGCCGCCAACGGTGCGGCGATTGAGGCGGTAGAGCTTCGCACGACCGCGGCCGAGGGTGAGATCGCCTCCCAGGGCACGCGGTTGTCGAGCGTCGAGACTGGTGTCTCGGATCTGGAGACCGGACAGGCCGCGAACGGCGCTGCGATCGAGGCAGTAGAGCTGCGCACCACGGCGGCCGAGGGCGAGATCGCAGCGCAGGGCACGCGGCTGTCGAGTGTCGAGACGGGCGTCTCGGATCTGGAGACTGGCCAGGCGGCCAACGGCGCTGCCATCGAGGCGGTTGAGGTCCGCGCGACGGCCGCCGAGGGCGAGATCTCCTCGCAGGGCACCCGCCTGTCGAGCGTGGAGACCGGCGTCTCGGATCTGGAGACCGGCCAGGCCGCCAATGGCGCGGCGATCGAGGCGGTCGAGGTCCGCACCACCGCGGCCGAGGGCGAGATCGCCTCGCAGGGCACGCGGCTGTCGAGTGTCGAGACGGGCGTCTTGGATCTGGAGACCGGCCAGGCGGCCAACGGCGCTGCCATCGAGGCGGTCGAGGTCCGCACCACCGCGGCCGAGGGCGAGATCGCCAGCCTGGTCGTGGCTCAGACGGCGCTGACCGCTGATCTGGCGGGCAAGGCGGATGCCTCGGTCGTGGCCGGGCTGACCGCCCAGGTCACCGAGATCGACGGCGAAGTGACGGCGCTCTCGGGCGCCACGACCATCGTGCAGGCGGCGGTTCAGGGCGCGAACCTGATCGCCAACGGCAGTTTCGCGGGGGGAACGCTCACCGGCTGGGCCGCGGTCGCGCCGGGGATGATGGTGATCGCCCGCGATCCCGGGTCGGTGACCCCGGCCGAGGCCCTGGCGCCGACGCCGCATGTCCTGCGGATCTACCAATCGGCCAGCGCCCAGACGGCGGATGTCGCGGTCGCCGTGCCGGTGACGCCGGGCGAGATGCTGCGCGCCTCGCTGCTCAGGGCGGCGAGCGGCGGCACGCGCAACGTGACGCTGAGCCTGTCGGCGATCTGGCTCGATGCCTCGGGCGCCGCGGTCGGCGCGCCCCAGACGCTGCTGACCACGCTGGTCACCGCAACGGCCTGGGCGCGGGCCACGGGCGACGGGGTGACGGTCCCGGCCGGGACCGTCGCGGTGACGCTGCGCCTGACCCGGGCCGGGGGCGGCGCGGGCAATGGCTGGGTCACGGGGCTGAAGGTCGAGCGCGACGGGCTGGGCCTGTCGGACATCACCGCCTCGGGGCTGTTTCGGATGGAAGCGGCGGCGGGGCCTTCGGGCTACAGCCGCCTCCGTCTGGTCGGCCGCACCAGCACGGCCGAGGCGTACCGCGAGGCGGGGCTTTACATCGACACGCCGGTGAACCCCGCCGAACCCTCGCGCGTGGCCATCGCCGCCGACCAGTTCACCATCATCGGCCCGGACGGCGCGGTCGTGCCGTTCATCATCGACGGCGACCGGATCTATCTGACCGGCTCGGCGATCCGCCTGACCGGGGACACCGAGGTCGATGGCAGCTTCGTGATCCGCTCCGGCACCAGCGGCGGGCGGGTCGAAATCTCGCAACAGGGCATCAGCGTTTACGACGCGGCCGGTGTCCTGCGCATCAGGCTCGGGTGGCTGGGGCTGGGACTATGACGGCAGTATTCGACATCTTCGACGCCACCGGCGTGCGGGTCCTCTCGATGGCCGAGGCCTTGCCCCGGATCGTTCACACCCAGCGCTTCCCGGCCGATTTCGCCGGGAGCTTCTCGGTGCCGGAATTTGATCTCGCCCAGGGGCTTTTCTACTACTCCCCGGTGCCGGTCATCACCCGGAGCTGGATCTCCGGCGCCTCAAGACCCTTGGCACGCGAGCCGGACACCTTCGACTTCTCGGCCATGTCCCCCGGCTTCGGTGTACACTACCCGGTCCTCGGCAACGTCTTCGCGTTGCCCAGCATGAACTGGGACGAGCCGACCAGGACCATGACGGTCGCCCCCTCGGACCTGCCCCCGGATTGGCCGCAGTATTTCGAGGGGAACTTTCGCTTCCCCTTCGTCGGCAACAACACCTACCGACCGGATTATTTCATCACTTTCTTGCACGTACATCGCCGCGTGGAGGTGACGTGATGGGCGACACCCTCTCGATCCTCAACGACGACGGCGCCGAGATCATCGACGACCTGCACCAGGTCTTGCGGGTCTACGCATCGGGCACGACCTATTCCTCGGCCGCGATGTCCAGCGCGCTTCAAGCTGCAACGCCGTCCGATTATGTGGTGCATGCGACCGCGCTCGGAATGCCGGATTTTGTCGACATCAGCCTGTGCCATGACTGCGAATGGCTGAGCTTCGGGAACGGCAGATACGGCATCTTCCCCGTCTTCGAACCGGGCACGGGTGGTGGGTTCAGCGCCTTCTACCAGTTCGCGGGCCAGCCGATCGCCTTCAGTCTGGAGACCGAGTTCGATCTGGCCGACCCGCGGGTGCCGAAGGGCACCTTCTGCCAGGTCAGCGGGAGCGGCCGCCCCTTCAAGCTGACCGCGCCCCTGATCGGCGGTCCGCATTCCGACGATTGGGGCCTTCAGGTCTTCGACCCGGACGGTGCGCCTGTCTTCGACAGCCGGGATGAGGTTCTGGCGGTTCGCTATGCCTTCGTCATCCCGCAGGCCCTGGCCGACCATGTGCTTCTGACCGGCGAGTCCCGGCTGATCGACCTGCCCGAGGCGATGCCGGACCTGTGGATCTCGCTGCCGTTCTTCTGCTGCTGGGCGCACGTCTTCGTGCGCTACCACGTCGAGGGCGGAAACCCCCGCTACGTCTACGAGCGCCGGATCCTGAGCCTCACCCAGTGGGATGATACCCGCCTCAACCTGTTCTGCTCGGTGACCGAGGTCACGCGCCTGACCCCCGACAAGACGCCGATCTTCACCCACGACGTGGTGGTCTACGTCGCCCGCAACATCCCCTGAACTCCGGAGGCTCCTTTGGCTCTCGATACCCTTTACTCCCTTGGCACCGTCAGCGTCGGGGCGGGCAGCACCACCGTCACCGGCGCGGGCACCGCCTGGATCACCTCGAACACGCGGCCGGGCGACGATTTCCGCGCTCTGGGCCTGACCGTGCCGATCGCCTCGATCGACAGCGCCACCCAGATCACCCTGGCCCGGCCCTGGCCCGGGGCGGCGATCGCCGCCGGGAATTACGATATCCGGCAGATCGACGACGGCGCCCGCGCCCTGACCGCGGCCAATATCATGCGCCAGTCGCTCGGCTCGGGCACGCTGACCTCGCTGGCGGCGCTGACCAGCGGGGCCAACCTCATGCCCTATTGGACCGGCGCGGGGGTCATGGCCACCACGCCGCTCTCGGCCGCCGCCCGGACCCTGCTGGCGGGGGCCTCGGTCGCGGCCATGCGCGATGTCCTGGGCGTCGGCACGCCGGAAGACTACGCCACGGCCGAGGATGTCGAGCGGATCGAGGGCGGCCTGACGCTCGCGGCCCTGGCCGGGACCAAGGGGGTCACGGCTGTCGATGTCCTGGTCTATGACACCGGCCGCGACAGCGACGGCGGGGCCTGGCGCAAGCGCTGCCAGCACACGAGCTGGTGGAACGAGACCCTGAACACCGCCACCCGCGGCGCGCGGCGGGAGTTCCCGGCGGTGGCGGTGATCGTCGCGGAGGCGGGGAAGATCACGATCTACGATGGTGACGACCCGGCGCTGCCGATGTGGATGGTGTTCAACGCCGCGGGCGGCATGGCCCTCGATGCCAATATTCTGCCGGGGGACCCGATCACCTCCATCGCCATGCTGAACGGCACCCTGGTGGTCTCGAGCAACAACACCGGCGGCGGGCGCGGCGGGGTTCGCACGATCTGCTTTGTCTCCGATCAAGCCGACAACATGGGTCTGTCCAGTTCCTACCGGGATTACAACGGGGCTATCGCCGACAGGAATTCGGGGAGGACGTATCGGGCGGGTGACTCGAACGCTCTGGTCAATGCGGTCGCCAACGATGTCGCGATGACCGTCCTGCCCGGCGCCCCTGCCGATCCGGTCACCGGCCTGCCGGTGCCGACCATCGCCGTGGCGACCGACGGCGGAGTCTCGGTCATCAAGGACGACGGCAGTGTCGTCGATATCGCCTATGCGGCCTATTCGCGCAGCATCCGCGTGGCCTTCCGCGCTGATGGCGCCCTGGTCTTCTCCGTCGATTCCCTGCCATCCAATCAGCGATGGGTCCATGTGTTCCGCCGCATCCCCGCCGCCGACATCCTGGAGACCAATGGCTACACCAAGGGCGCGTCGGACGAGCATTACGCCGCGCTCTACAACGCAGCCTACAATCTGGACCTGCAGTGGCCGGGGTTGTGGACGGGCGTGGAGGCGACGAGCAATGGCGTCAACCGACTTGCCCCGGAGGCATGGGGTAGCGCGCAGGGCCTGATCCGGCTGGCCTCCAACCCCTCCGCCCCGTCGAAAGGTATGCTCGCCGCCATCTCGGCCAGCCATACCAGCGGCTGGCTGGTCGGCGCGACCAAGGGCGCCTTTCTGTCCTCGACCGACAGCGCCCCGCTGGTCGGGTCGGGTGAGCTGGTGACCAATGGCACCTTCGACACGGATCTGAGCGGGTGGACGGCTGCGACACCGGAAACGGTGCTGACCCATAACGCGGGCCGCATCCGGGTCGCAGGCACTGCCGCAGGCGCGTACGGCAAGGCGGCGGCGACCATCCCGACCGTGATCGGCAAAACCTATGTCCTGCAGCTTGAGGGCTTTGCCGGGACCGGCTCGCCCTATGTCTACCTCGGCTCGAGCGCGGGGGCATCGAACTATGCCGCCGTCGCGCCCAGTGCGGGACCCATCACCTTCGTCGCCATTTCGGCCACGACCCATATCACCCTCTACAGCAGCGGGGCGCTCGGCGTCTTCTACAGCGAATACGACAACGTTTCGGTCAGGCTCGCGGAGCCCGACCGCTCGGCTGGCGCCAGGGGCGTGATCGCGCAGGGCACGCTGACCCGGGCGGCGGTGGCGGCCGGGGCGGAGCTGATGGGCTACAGCGGCTGGTCGGCGGCGAATTACCTCGAGCAGGCCTACAACCCGGCGCTGGACTTGGGGACCGGGGATTTCTGCGTCATGGGCTGG